GATGCGAGACACTATTCTCTGGCGTTTACGTGCGCAAGAATGTGCCTGGATTGATTGCGATACTAAGTATGAATGGATTAGCGACATAAGGAATAGTGAAAATGAAAATTACAAAAACACAACTTATAAGAATTATTAAAGAAGAGCTTGATGAATCGGAATGGATCGATGTCCATGGCGACAAGCCGCTGCCCCCGCATAGCTTGGAAAGAGGGACAGAAGGCGAGCAAACTCCAAATCTTTTTGTAAAATTAGAGCTGCTTGTCCAAGATCTTGTGGATGCCGGCGAGGATCCTGAAGAGATTAGATCACACGTTGAGGGCGTTTTGGGAAATATTCCAGAAGAGCCGATACCCGAACATATTCAGCCATATATTGATTTTTATCAAAAAAACCCATCGGCATGGAACGATGTCGCTCGACACCATTATTATAAAATGGCAACTGGTGAGTGGGGCCCCGAGAATGATCCAGAGGGTGTTTGGGCCGCCTACTACTCAGACTGGAAGAAGCAAGATTTTATTAAAGTGATTACCAAGTTTGACGGAAGCTATAGGCCGTGAAATTATATTAAGGAAAACAATATGAAAATCACAAAAACCCATCTTAAACAAATCATTATAGAAGAACTTATTAAAGAGTTTGGAAATGTCAATAATTTTGGCGGGAAGGCTGGTGCTCTTGGAGCGGTGGCAGGTCGCAAAGAGCCTGTATATGAAGATGACCCCGATTCTGAAATTCAAAGAAAGGCCTTGGATTTTTTTTCTAATTTAGAGCTAACTACGGACGTTGTAAGGATTATGGTTCAAAATATCGCCATCCCCGATCTCGAAATCTTAATGAGAAAAATACCAAAGATAGATACTGCCGAAGAAGAAGAGCTTGAAGGGTAAACACAAAGGAAGAATAAATAATGGATTATGTACAAGGAAAATTAGATAGATTAGTTGAGAAAGCAATTTCTCGTAAGTTTATGGTTTGGTTGACGGCGACAGGATTGTTGGCGTTTTCTGATTTAGCATCCGGTGATTGGGTTATGATCTCTGCAATTTACATTGGTGGTCAAGCTATTATCGACGGCATTGCTAGAATGAAGGGTGTGTGATGATTAAAGTTGACTGGCTTAAAGTTTTTGATATCGCAAAGAAAAACTGGAAAGAAATAACAATTATCGTTCTTTTACTTACAGTTATTGGAAAAATGCGTTATGATTATAGGCAACTTGAAAATGCTTATGAAGCCAGCCAGCAGTCTCTTCAAAACCAAATCGACGGCTTGCAAGAAATTCATGCTGAAGAGTTGGAAAGAAAAGAACAGGCATTGCAAAATTATCGCGATGCGCTAGATTTATTGGAGAGACAATATGAAGAAGAGAGAGGAAAGATTGAGATTGTGGTTGAAGAACGAATTGTTGAAATTGAGACTACGATCGATAATCGAAAGCAGTTCACCGAAAACAAAGAAGAACTCGCAGAACAAGTAACAGACACATTCGGATTTCAGTATGTTCCTTAAAGCGCTATTATTTTCGACGCTGGCTTACGCAGAGCCGGCGCAGTTTACTATTGTTGGCCAAGACGAACCTGCACCCTTTGAGGGTGTTTTGTTTAACAAGCGGGGAATTGCGGAGCTGTTGGTGCTCCCGCTGGAGTATCGACTGGATTGCGATTTAGAGGTGGAGTATCAACTAGATGTGCAGGCTACCGAATTTCACCTTGAACGACAAAACTTTCAGATTCGTTTAGATGCGCTAGCAAAAGAATATGATCTGCGCATTGAGCAAAAGGATATTGAAATCGCAGCCTTGCAAGAAGCTTTGCTGGCTCAGGCGCCTAATAATAAATGGTGGTGGTTTGTCGGCGGTGTTGCAGCAGGAGCCGCCACGACATATGCAGCGTATAGGTTGTTTAATGAGTAAAGACTATGATAAAATTGCCGCAGTAGAAAAAGCAATTTCTGAAAAATACGGCAAAGAAACAATTCAAAATCCAAGAGGCAATTGGGACGAGACTAAAGAGAAGGATTATCTTGAACAATCTAAACAGTTTTATGAGAAACGGCGAAGAAATGATGAGTGGCAAGAAAAAGTAGATGTTAATGGGATTAAGATCTCAAAAAAACTACTTAATAGAGAATCTTTAAAAAGTTGTCCTGTTTGCGGGTCTTTCCCAAAGAAATCCATGGATGATGTTTGCCTTGTCAAATTTGATTGTTGCAATACCTGTTACGTAAAATATGTCGAGGGAAGAGAAGAAAGATGGCTAAAAGGATGGAGACCGGATGAAACTGAATCAAACTATCTTAAACAATTTGATTAAAGAAGTTATGCAAGAATCAAATGTTGTAGAAAACGAGAATCCCGCAGTGTCGGCCATGGATAGCTCATTATCTGGCGGCGCCACCGTTTCCGGTCAGGCTCTCAAGCAAAGATTTCGGGCCGCTGGCGAATCGCTGAAACAGATGAGCGCCGAAGAGCAAGTGACCAATAACGAGAATAAAGTTATTAAGAAATTTGTCGACTTGCTCACTACAGGTGCGGAACAATTAGATATGGACAAGGGAGCATCATTTTCTCTTTTAAATCGTATTTATAAGGTCATATTACAGCATTTAGAACAAGAGATAAAAAGCCAACCAGAAGGAGACGGAGAATAATGGCGTCAATTTATGAAATAGTACAAGGCCTTGCACAGGCCGCAGCCAACGCATATGATGGAGCGCTTGGCGAAGATGATCAGCCGCTCGTCGCAGGGTTGCGAAGAGAAGATGGCGATCCTATTCTTGACAAAAGAGTTATGGATGGGTTTAGGGTGAAGTTTTATGGAGATATGATGTGCTTAACTTATCAATCTGAAGTCATGCTTAAAGAGGTTTACGCTAGCGGATTTGAAACAGAAGTAGATCAAAGATTGGCTGATATTGCTTCTTTTCTTAAGAAAGAATACAAGAAGCTTACTGGCAAATCTGTTTCGCTAACAGAAGAAGGCGAAGTAGACATGCGCGTTGAAAGCTCTTCTCGCATTCGTTCTTGGGTTACTGCGAAAAAGCATTATAAGATTGGCGGACTTTCCAAGGAAATGAACCTTGACAATGCCGGCTCAACTGATCCTGTCGCTCCTAGCTGGAGAACATTCCTTGAACAAGGAGGCTGGGGCAAGCGCCCTCCCAATGATAAGCGAAAGAAAGGTTCGGAGAAAGAGAAGTGAAAATCACTCTTGAGAGATTGCGCGAGATTATAACTGAGGAAGTTATCAAAGAGGAGCTTGCTCCAGAGATAGCTGCGCCGGCTATTGCCGCAATGCTTCAAGGAACAGAGGCTGTCGATACTTCCGAGATTTTCGGCGCCGTCTTTGATCAGATGTATGGTGAAGGGGCCTTAGATGACGAAGCCGAAAGAATGGCATCTGCTGCCGATGCGGAGCCCGAAGAGCAAAGTTTTCCAACAGAGTATCAGCCTGGAGGCGCCTACGGCGATCGCCCTGAAATTAGACTAGGAAGACGACGCCCAGTGAACGAAATCATTCAACAGGAACTAGCGCTAGTTTTAGTAGAAGAGCTACATGCCAAGTTTCTTGCTGAGAACAAAACACGCGAAGATTATGAACTTGAACAAAAATTAGCCTCTTATGTTAACATGCTTAACGATTTTGTCGAAAAAGCCGTCACATTCAAAGGCACTTTCGACACGCACAATATTATGCAGGATATAGTGAACCTTATATATGGTAAATTGCCATATCGCAATGCGGCCAATATTTCGAATGTTGACAGGCGAAAGGTTGAACAATTAGGAAGCCTAATAAGAACTTTAGCTGAGCCATATAATGTTGCTAAATCACAGTTGCGAAGACGAGATGTTGAAAGACACGGCACCGATCCAAAACCTTTTAAGATGCCAGGACATATGGGCCCTGACGCCGGCAAAGAAGCTGCCAGAAACTACAGAGACGCCCAGATAGCAACTATGTTTGAAGATGTTGAGATTGAGATAATAGATGATTAATGAGTTTTCAACTATCAAAACAAGAAAAAGTCAAAGAGATACTTAAGTGTGGAAAAGACCCCTCCTACTTCCTCAATAACTACGCAAGAATATCGCACCCATTACATGGACTTATTCTTTTTAACACTTTCGATTTCCAAGATGAGCTTCTCAAAGATTTTAATGATTACCGTTTTAACGTTATTCTAAAAGCACGTCAGTTGGGAATTTCAACAATTACCGCAGGCTATATTGTGTGGATGATGTTGTTCCACCGCGATAAAGCCATTCTTGTTATGGCGACTAAATTTGCCACAGCGGGAAACTTGGTTAAGAAAGTTAAACATATTATGCGCAATGTTCCCGATTGGTTGAAGATTGCCACCATCAGCGTAGACAACCGCACTTCGTTTGAGCTTTCTAATGGCTCTTCCATCAAGGCGGCTTCTACCTCTGGCGATGCTGGTCGTTCGGAAGCATTGTCTCTTTTGGTGTTGGACGAGGCTGCACACATCGAGAATCTTGAAGAACTTTGGACAGGTCTATATCCCACCCTATCGACCGGTGGTCGCTGCATTGCGCTTTCAACGCCTAATGGCGTGGGAAACTGGTTTCACAAAACATGCACAGACGCCGAAGCAAGAACAAATAACTTTAACTTAACTACATTACAATGGGACGTTCACCCAGAGCGAGATATCGAATGGTATAAGAAAGAAACCAAGAACATGTCAAAGCGCCAGATTGCGCAAGAGCTTGAGTGCAACTTCAATACATCGGGTGAGACAGTAATCGATCCTGACTGTATGGAGTGGATGTTGTCCACTGTTTGTGACCCAAAATATAGAACTGGATTTGATAGAAATTTTTGGATATGGGAAGAGTTTGACCCTGCTTGTAATTATTTATTAGTTGCGGATGTGTCACGCGGCGATGGCGCTGATTTTTCCACATTCCATATCGTTAAACTTGAAACCTTAGAAATAATCGGTGAATATCAAGGCAAGCCCACAATTGATATGTTTGCCAACATGCTTAATGGTGTCGGCCGAGAATTCGGCAGTTGTATGCTTGTGGTCGAGAATAATAACATAGGATATTCTGTACTAGATAAACTTATTAACGAACACGGATATCCCAATGTTTATCATTCTATCAAATCAACTCATGAATATGTCGAACAACACCAGGCCGAGATAAGAAGCTCCGCAGTTCCCGGGTTTACAACTTCTATGAAGACGCGTCCCCTTATCGTTGCCAAATTAGAGGAGTTTATTAGAAACAAACTAATTACCATATATTCTTCTCGCACAACCAACGAGATGAAAACTTTTATTTGGAGGAACGGTAGACCGCAAGCAATGAAAGGTTATAATGATGATTTAATCATGGCATTAGCGATCGCGTGCTGGGTAAGAGATACAGCCTTACAGGTAAACGCCAGAGATTTAAACTATCAGAAAGCCTTTGTTGATGCAATCTATACCTCAAGAACAACTTTAAATACTCAGATTAAAGGTCAAGAAGGCTACAAGAAGAATGAAATATTTGATAAAATGACTGAAGCTGAAAAACTATATCAACAATATAAATGGATTATAAAGTGAGAAAATAAATGGCCCCGAGAAACCCTAAGCAAGGAAAAAACCCCGCAAATCGTGAATCTAATTTATTCAAATCATTAACTAGATTATTTTCGGGACCTATTGTTAATTATCGTTCCGCATCGGGGCGAAAGATCCGCCGGCAGCATTTAGATAAGTTTTCGTCTCGATTTAAATCAGCCTCGGGACAGCAGTTTAAAAAATCATTACACAATCCTCTCGACAACATTTCAGCAAATGCTATATCAAATCAGCGCAGAGGTGAAAGATATGTGGATTTTGATCAGATGGAATATATGCCTGAGATTGCATCTACGATAGATATCTATGCAGACGAAATGACTACATATTCCGAACTTCGTCCGATGTTAAACATTAGATGCCCAAATGAAGAAATCAAAGCGGTCCTGGCAGTGTTGTTTGATAATATTCTGAACCTTCAATATAATCTTTTTGGATGGGCGCGCACAATGTGTAAGTATGGAGATTTCTTTTTATATCTCGATATCGATGAGAAGTTTGGTGTTAAATCTGTTATAGCGCTTCCGTCGCAAGAAATTGAAAGACTGGAAGGGATGGATTCCACTAATCCAAATTATGTTCAATATCAATGGAATTCCGCTGGAATGACTTTCGAAAACTGGCAAATGTGCCATTTTCGCATCTTAGGAAATGATAAGTACATGCCTTATGGTACATCCATTTTAGAGCCGGCCCGCCGAATATGGAGACAATTGGTGCTGATGGAAGATGCCATGATGGCTTACCGAGTTATTAGATCGTCAGAACGCAGATTGTTTAAGATTGATGTTGGCGCCATTCCACCAAATGAAGTTGAGCAATATATGGAAAAGATTGTTACACAGCTCAAGAGACACTCTGTTGTTGATTCAAAAAGCGGCCGCGTAGATTTGCGCTATAACCCTATGTCGATAGAAGAAGACTATTTTATTCCAGTGCGCCCCGGTTCGGCTACAGAGATTACAAATCTCGCGGGTGGAGTAAACACAACTGCTATCGATGATATTAAATATTTGCGCGACAAGTTGTTTTCTGCGTTAAAGATACCTCAATCGTATTTGACAATGGGCGAGGGTGGCGAAGAAGATAAAACGACTCTTGCACAAAAGGATGTAAGATTTGCGAGAACAATTCAAAGACTGCAGAGAGTTATAATCGCAGAACTAGAAAAGATCGCCATTATTCATTTATATACATTAGGGTTTAGGGGTGACGATTTATTGTCCTTCACACTTGCCTTGAACAATCCGTCAAAGATTGCTGAACTCCAAGAAATCGAACACTGGAAACAGAAGTTTGATATTGCTGGCTCCGCTACCGAAGGATATTTCTCTCGCCGCTGGGTTGCAGAACATATTTTTGGAATGTCTCATGAAGAGTTTATTCGCAATCAAAGAGAGATGTATTATGATCGGAAGCATGACGCAAACCTGCAGGCAGTAGCTGAAGCCGCAGCCGCCGGCGAAGGTGGCGGCTTGGGTGGGGATCTGGGTGGTGATCTTGGTGGTGATTTAGGTGGAGATCTTGGCGATGATCTAGGTGGAGACCTTGGAGGACCAGCCGAAATGCCGGCCGGTGAGGCTGATCTTGCGCCGCCAGAGACTGAGGAGTCAGAAGACGTTGGGCTATTGGCGGTCCCCCCAGGATCCAGAAAAGCAACAAGAACTTACGGTACCGGAGAGAGATATGAACCAGTTCGATCGGATAAGCGATCAGCAGGCGCCCGCACACGATCGTTGGCTTCAACGTGGGGACAAGGAAGCACTGGCACTTCCCGACGCAGCATACTTCCAGGCTATTCTGATGGTTTAGCATCTCTCGGGAAAGGTATAGTTGGCATGGAAGAAGGACTTTATGTCGAAAAAGAATCTACTTATAATTTGAAAGAGCAAACCGAAGAAGATAAATTATTTCAAATAAATAATTCGGTAAGAAGTTTGTTGGAAAGTTTGGAGACCAAGAATGAAGATAAAGCACAATAAAAAAAGAAACACAGCTTTTGTTTATGAATCTTTGATAAGAGAGGCTACCATGGCCATTATCAAAAAAGAAACACACAAAAAGAATAAGATTGTTAAAATCATTAGAGAACATTTTGCGCCTGATTCGTTGCTCAAGAAAGATTTAGATTGTTATCGATCTTTATATACCAATCAAAACTTAGATAAAGAAACATCAGAAAAGATTTTGTTTGAAACCAAGATGCAACGAAAATTTATAGATCTTAAAGGTGTTTTTGATGAGCAGACTGCACTCATAAACACAGTAAATAAAGAAATTTCTCCTTCGGTGTTTTCTAATTTTGTCCCAAATTATAAAACTCTTGCCACAATCTCTCAATTATTTTCGGATAAAATTAGTCCTAAAAATAGGGTGTTGTTGGAAAATAAAATTATTTTTAATATGGGACTAAAAACAAAGGAAGCAAAAAACTCACAACAGATTGATAAAACGGTCTATAAAGTTTTCGTAGAAAAGTTTAATAACAAGTACGACACACAACTTTTAGAAGAGCAAAAAGAATTATTAAATTACTATGTTACATCATTTTCGGATAATGCTCTTTCATTGAAGGTGTTCTTAAACGAAGAAATTGCACGTCTAAAAACAAAACTCGAAGGAGCGAAAGAAATCAAAGAAGTTAGTTCTGATGAGCAAATGCTTGAGCGAACTAACATGATTATTGATAAATTAAATTCTTTCGCTAAAGAAGAAATGAGCGACGAAATACTTTTGACAATCATGAAAACACAAGCGCTTGTAAAGGAAATCTATAGCGATGGCGATAGTAGTTAAAATAGGCTCAGGCCCTACAACAACTCAAGTCCGCTTAGAAATGGACGTGAGAAGAAGCATGAATGGCGATCTTATGATCTTTGATCACGGAGACATTGATATTGTTTTATCTTCTGCTAAAAATAAAGTATTTGCATTCCCCAAAGAAACTATGAGTGATTTGGTTTATGGGGCGCAAAATAGATTGTTTACCCATTTGCGCAAAAAGGGACTAGTGATCCCCGAATCGATTCAAGCCGGCGCTTTTTATGGCGCTATAGAGGCTACACTTGAGGCTCCTTCTTCTGATGATTTGAATACTCCCAAGATGACCCTTATTAATATTTCAAAGTTTATTGACGAAGAGAGACCGTATTTTGAATCCACGGAGGCTATAGTGTCTATGACTGATGATGAACTGCTTCATCCCGATAAAGCTGATTCAACTGAATTAGGTGAAGTTCCGCAAAGCACCGAGCAAGGATCGATAAGGAAGTCATATATCCGCGATCCATATGCGGTTGGATATATGTATACATTTGAATAGGAAACTGCAAGATGTCTGAAATGAAGTTGATAATGGAGAGCTGGCGCCATCATTTAAAGGAGGCGCCCATTGCATTAAATACATATGGCGACCTGCGCAAGCAGTTAGAGTTAGCAAAGGCCGCCAAAAATAAAAATGAATTTAAAGGATTTGCTTTGGGCTTGGCGTTGGATGCTGTTGGACTAGGTGCGATAAAAAGTGGAGTTGATTTGATAAAGAACATATACTCTCTCCCTGATGATAAAAAGACTAATTCAGTTTTAGATACATTTCTTAATGTGGATGATCAAATAGGAGCAATCGTTGACGATAGCGTAGAGAACAGATTTTTAAATTCATTTATTAAGTACGTGCAAGAACAGCCTGAAGAACGACTATTGAAAGACGACAATGTTACACAAAAGCTTTTAGATTATTTAGCGGATCAATACCAGGGAAGAACAGCTGTTGTCCCTCAAGGATCTTAAATGGAACTTTTAACATTTATACTTTGCGCTTACGGGCTCACACAAATTCTTGTCTATGGCAAGATCTTTTCGAGATTAAGACCAAAGAAAGGAAAACTTGGAGAATTAGCGAATTGCCCCATGTGCATCGGCTTTCATGTTGGATGGCTTTTAATGCTACTTTCTCCGTTTACGGAACTATTTAGTTTTGATGTAACTGTGTTTAATTTTTTCCTTCTAGGGGGACTATCTTCAGGTACATCTTATATTTTAACAATGCTCTTCGGAGATGATGGAGTGAAACATGAACACAAGT